TTTCGCCGCAGCATCGGCGGTTCAAATTCAGACAATGCCAGCAGTTTTGAACCGTTTGAAGCAGCCTATGTGAACACTTACCTTATACAAGCAGGACGTGTGGGCGGACAAGCCACATACGAAATGTTTTATCAGTACCAAGAACTAAGTGCTAGAATGTTTGGTGGATTTATTAACTTCGAGTTCAATCCTGTAACTAAAGTGCTCACACTGCTACGCAAGTTTAATGCCAGTGGCGAAACAATGATTCTTTGGGTATACAACGTCAAGCCAGACAACCAGTTGCTACAAGACAGACAAGCACAGCCTTGGATACAAGATTATGCATTAGCAACAGCAAAGTTCACACTGGGAGAAGCAAGGTCAAAGTTTGCCACAATTGCAGGACCACAAGGCGGCACAAGTCTAAACGGTGATACACTCAAAGCAGAAGCACAAACAGAAATGCAGGCTCTGGACGAAGAGCTTAAAAACTACGTTGACGGTTCAGATCCATTATCATTTTTAATAGGTTAAATGACAACACTTATACTTGGATGCAGTTACACTGACACTGATCAGGCCTCATGGCATGATACACTTTTTGATGACTACAGAGTGTATGCCAAAGGTGGTGTAGACAATGAATGGATTGCTCGCACTGGTATACATGCATTATTAAACAATAAATTTGACAATGTGTTTGTGATGTTTACAGGTATTGACCGCTGTAGCATCACAGTACCAAACAACAACCTGCCTGACTACTACTTCAGTTTTCCAATTGGATATGACCAAGGACCAATTGGAAGTGTGCATTTAATACAAAGTGGTGGGGTACTAGGTAAATGGAACAGTTTACAACAACCCTACAAACAACTTTTCAAACAGCAATACACTGCAGAGGATAAAGATTATTTTAGTCAACTTAACATGTATCATGTACTATGCTTTGTAAACTATCTTACAGCACAAAAGATTGACTTCAAGTATACATTTATATATAATGTACTTGAGTCAAATAAACATGACTATTTGTTAGGTGTTTGTAATGATACTTTGTATTGGAATGCACTAGACAAAACAAATTACATACCTGTTACACCTTTTGAATTTGGTGTAGAACACAACTGTATGCAAGAAGATGGATTTCATTTGTCACATGCAGGACAAATTGCTTGGGCTGAAGAGGTAAAGAAATATCTATGATAGTTGGTATTTGTGGTTTGATAGGATGCGGAAAAGGCACAGTGGGTGACATTCTTGTAGAACAAGGATTTGTAAAAATAAGTTTTGCTGACAAACTCAAGGATGGAGTAGCAGAAATCTTTGGATGGGATAGAGCAATGCTGGAAGGAGATACCAATGAGTCAAGACAATGGCGAGAACAGCGTGACAACTATTGGAGTGATGAAACGCAAATGGAAGTCACTCCTCGCGTGGTGCTTCAGTTATTTGGTACTGATTGCATGCGTGATGGGTTTTATGATGGAGTCTGGGTAAGCCTACTTAAAAAAACAATACTAGACAATCCAGAACAAAACTATGTTATTCCTGATGTACGTTTTGCAAACGAAGTTGATATGATTCGAGATATTGGTGGTCAAGTTTGGGAAGTAAAACGTGGCGCAGATCCGCAATGGCTTATAGAATATGAATCAACAGGAGTTGAGCCAACTGTTCATGCCAGTGAATGGAAGTGGATAAAGTCTAAAAAAGACTTGGTAGTGCAAAATGACAGCACCATTGATGATCTTAGAGATCAGGTGTTAAATCGCCTCTTGCCCACCCGGTTTTGATAAGTTCTGCGTTACAATTCAAACACACAGTTTTGAGATTTACAGCAGCAACATTTTTTAAATTTCCATCTATGTAAAATACTGTGACTTGTGATCTCATCACAGGTTTGAACCCACATGCTTCGCAAACACGTTTGAGTTTGTAACCACTATCAACCCACAGTGGTTTAATAGGTTTGTGTTCTTTCAAACATTGCTCACATTTTTTCCTAAAGTATACAGTATCACCTTTGTAGTAATTTACTGCCTTAGGACGCTGTCCACACTGTTCACACATTGGTCGTTGCATACTTTATTTACACACCTTTAAAGGGAAACAAGTTTTTAGGTTGTTTTTGGTGTTGTACGATAAATAACATAATAGAATTATATACCTAAACTCTGAGAGGATTTGAACATGGCATTGATTTCAGCAGGTGTTGAAGTAACAGTAACAGATGAGAGTCAATATGTGGCTACTCAACAAGGCAGTGTACCTGCTATCATTGTTGCAACAGCACAAGACAAAACAAAAGGTTCAGGTTCTGGTACTGCAACAGGCACAACAGCGGCAAACGCTGGTAACACCTTCCTAGTAAGTAGCCAGCGCGAACTAACAGAAACTTTTGGTAATCCAAGTTTCTACAACAGTGCAGCAGGCACACCAATTCATGGTTATGAATTAAATGAATACGGATTGTTGGCAGCATACAGTTTGCTTGGCATCAGCAACAGAGCATATGTCATCCGCGCAGATGTTGATCTAGGCGAGTTGGCACCAAGTGCAAGTCGTCCAACAGGAGCACCAAGTAACGGTACTATTTGGTTGGATGTAGGTACAGACACACGCTGGGGTATCTTCCAGTTTAGTGCAAGCACAGGTGCTTTTACTAACAAAATTCCAACAGTGATTACAAGCACTAGTGATTTGGATGGTGGTATACCAAAAACATCAATTGGAGCAATTGGCGACTATGCAGTTGTAACAACTAACACTTCAAATCCTGTTTACTACAAGAACCGCAGTAATGCATGGGTGCTAGTGGGCAGTAGTAGTTGGCAGACAAGTTGGCCAGCAATTACTAGTACTACAGCCAGTCCAACACTTACAAACGCAGACTCTATTGTAATCAATGGTACAACTGTCAATTTAAGTGGCACAACTGTCACAGCACTAAAGACAAGCATCAACGGTGCAAGTATCACAGGTGTTACTGCAGATGTAGTTAACAACAAAATTGAAATTTTTGCCACAAGCAGTGCTGCTAGTAATGGCTCAACCACAGATGGCAAAATCATTCTTGCAAATGGCAGTGGCACAATTTTAAGTGCAACAGGGTTGACCGCAGGCACATATGCATGTCCATTGCTTGCACAAGACCCACACTACACTGTACCACAGTTTAAGTCAACAGATACAACACCACGTCCAAGTGGTAGTGTATGGATAAAAACCACAGCAAGTAATTTGGGTGCAAATTTTGATATCAGTGTGTACAACAGCACTACTGCAGAATTCGAAAGTGTAAGTGCAAATCTTTATCAATACGACGAAAATGCACTACAAGCACTTGACAGCACCGGCGGTCAAGCAATTGCAGTTGGCACTTATTATGTACAGTATGATGTCAGTGACAATGACACTGTAACATACAAAATTTTCCGTAGGTTTGCAAGTGGCGCATTAAACGTTACTGGTACAATTAACGCTGCAAACCCAATCACTGGCAGTGAAACATTCACTATCCAAGCCAGTGTTGCAAACAGCACAACACTTTCAACTGCAGTCAGTGTCACAACAAGTGGCACAACACTAGCAAGTTTGGCAAGTGACATCAACGGTGCCAATGTAGCCAGTGTAAGTGCAAGTGTAAACAGCAATGGTAATTTGGTTATCACACACAGCCTAGGCGGTGTGATTGTGCTAAAAGACACAAGTGGTACACCACTTGCTGATGCTGGCATCAGCACAGCGATTACAACTGGACAAGTTCGTGCAGGTAACAGCAGTGACTTAATTCTAAGTAACTGGGTCGCACCAACTTACACTGCAAGTGCAAGTGCACCAAGTGCTGATCCAAGTGATCTACAGCGTTGGTATCACGGTGGGTTTGAAGCAGACATTTTGATTCATGATGGTACAACTTGGAAAGGTTACCAGAACGTCACAAGTGATGCACGTGGATTTAATCTAAGCAACACCAGTCCTGCAGGTCCAATCTTTAGTACAACAGAGCCTACACAACAAAGTGATGAAACTGCATTGGTTGTAGGTGATATTTGGATTGACAGCAGTGATTTGGATAACTATCCAAAAATTTATCGCTATCAAACAGTGAGTGGCGAAAATCAGTGGGTGTTGATTGATAACACAGATCAAACCACAGAAGATGGCATACTGTTTGCTGATGCACGTTTCATAGGCGACACAACAACAGATGTTGTTACTGGTACAGTGCCAACAATTACAACACTGCTTACAAGTGATGTACTTGATATTGACCGTCCAGATCCAACAATTTATCCACGTGGTATGCTGTTGTTCAACACACGTCGCAGCAGTTACAATGTGAAGCAGTTCCGCAGTAACTACTTCTCACGCACTAACTTCAGTGACACAACACTTTACCCAACACTTCCAACTGAAAAGGATGCATGGGTAACAGTAAGTGGCAACAGAGATGATGGTAGTCCATACATGGGACGTAAAGCAGTTCGCAACATCATTGCAAATGCAATGAAGTCAAGCCTAGATTCAAGCACTGATCTACGTGAAGACAGTCGTGCATTTAACTTGATTGCAGCACCTGGATTTCCAGAACTGATTGCTAACATGGTCACACTTAACAACGACAGACGAAACACAGCATTTGTAGTTGGTGACAGTCCAATGAGACTTGCAAGTGGTTCAACTGCAGTCAGCAACTGGTCAACAAATGCAAATGCAGCCGCAGTGGATGGTGAAGATGGACTTGTTACCAGTGATCCATACTTGGCAGTGTTCTATCCAAGTGGTAGAACAAATGACTTGAGTGGTAACAGTGTTGCAGTACCAAGTTCACATGCAGCGTTGAGAACAATTATCCGCAGTGACGATCAAGCGTTTCCTTGGTTTGCACCAGCAGGTACACGCCGCGGCTTGTTAGACAATGTCACAAGCATTGGTTATGTAAACAGCGCCACTGGTGAGTTTGTTGTAGACAACATCACTGAAGGTGTACGCGATACATTGTATAGCAACCGTATCAATCCAATGACATTCATTAATGGTTATGGATTGATGAACTTTGGTAACAAGACTCGTGCAGCAAGCACAAGTGCATTGGATCGCATCAATGTTGCAAGACTAGTTGGTTTCCTACGCAGAAGCCTACAAGACTTTGCAGCCGCTTTTGTGTTTGAACCAAATGATAAGATCACACGCGATGAAATGAAAGAAGGCATTGAAAGTATTCTCAATGATCTTGTTGCAAAGCGTGGTGTGTTTGATTACTTGGTTGTGTGTGATGAAACCAACAACACAGCCGATAGAATTGATCGCAATGAACTGTATGTTGATATTGCTATCGAACCAGTGAAGGCAGCGGAATTTATCTTTATTCCGATTCGCATCAAAAACACAGGTGAGATTGCAGCAGGAAACATTGCATCAGCACTTAGCGAGTAAAACACTTCATAACATATCTAAAAAGAGGGGTTTAGCCCCTCTTTTTTTATGGTCTTGCTGTTGCCCCCTATTTTTTTGTGCTCACTTAACGATAAATACTTTATAGGAAATAAGGAGATTGATTGATGTCAGTATCATCACTTAGTAAATTTACTGTCCCACTAGACAGCGACCAAAGCGCCAGCAGCCAAGGTTTGCTGATGCCAAAACTTAAATATCGCTTCCGTGCGGTATTTGACAACTTTGGTGTATCAACACCAAGAACAGAATTAACAAAACAGATTATGGACATCACACGTCCAGATGTAACATTTGAGGCTATTGAAATTCCAGTGTACAACAGCATGGTTAAACTTGCTGGCAAGCACACATGGAGTGACTTGACAGTCAACTTGCGAGATGATGTAAACGGTAATGTATCAAAACTTGTAGGTGAGCAACTTCAGAAGCAATTTGACTTCATGGAGCAGGCAGCAGCAAGTTCAGGTATTGACTACAAGTTTATAATGAAGTTTGATATTCTCGATGGCGGCAACGGCGCAAGCACACCAAACGTCTTAGAAACTTGGGAAATGTATGGTTGTTATGTATCAGGTGCAAACTATGGTGACTTAAACTATGCAACCAATGATCCAGCAAGTATTGCTCTTACAATTAGATTTGATAATGCTGTACAAACACCACTTGGACAGGGTGTAGGTGCAAGCGTACCAAGAGGAACCGGCGTAACTATCACCGGCTAATAGGGACATCAGCAGGTGGCATTAACAAGTAACATCAACAATTTCCTTAAGCCCATGGGCCCAGAAAACAATTACCTCCGAGACTATGATCATGCGTCTCGGACCTTCAGGGCCAATGCTTATGCTCTGCATCCAAGACTTTCAGCACTTTATCTTTGTGTGTTTAACTTTGCACCCGATGTGGCAAATAGATTCACCAATGAAGATAAAATTGAATTACCATTGATGGTAAAAAGCGTAGATCTACCTGCGTACACTATAGATGTACAAGATCACAATCAATACAACAAACGTGTGTACAGTCAACACAAGATAGAGTATGGTGATACTCGTATTACATTTCATGACGATGCAAAAGAACTAGTACTAAAAATGTGGTACAACTATGTCACTCATTATTATTTAGATAGCACATATACTACTAATGATTTCCAGGTCCGTGACAGATACACAGCAAGAAATGCCACTGCATTTGGTTATGCAAATGGCAACACAAAGTTTTTTAGTTCCATACAAGTGTACACACTATTTGATGGCAAGTTCAGTGAATATACACTAGTAAATCCTATAATCAGTGCTTTCCAACATCCTACACACACTGCAGGTAATTTTGAAACAATGGAACACTCAATGACCATCAAGTACGAAACTGTGTTGTACGGCAGCGGCATTGTAGATGATAGTAATCCTAAAACATTCCTAAATAACCTACACTATGATAAAACTCCAAGTCCGTTGGGCAACATACGTCCAGAAATAGATACCTTGGGTCCATTTGGCAGTTTGTTTGATGAGGACAGCATTTTTAGACAACTCGGTAACACCTTGGATAAACTGGATCGTATTGTGCCAGGCGGTACTGATCAGTTGATTGGCAAACTAAATCAAACTCTAGGCACAACAAGTCTGTTCAATGAAGTTACACCAATGGTGACAAGTGCAATCAAAATCAAAGCAGGTGATGATCCTGTTGCTGTGTTACAAGGTTTGCCAAGTGTAGAAAACGACAACCCAAGTGTGAACATTCCGCAAAACATCACTAGCAACAGCACAGTGATTGGCAATAACAATTATGTGGCACAGCAAACTACCAGTCTAAACATTGGCAATACAATTGTACAGCCCACAAATTTCAACAGTGCATCACAACCACGCAAAATGAGTGACATTTACAACAGTAGAAACGATCCACAACCTATTGTGAACAATGCAAATCTTGCTATTAAAAAACTGCAGTTGGAAGGCAAAATAACCAGTGTTCAAAACAGTCTCAACAAAGCAGCAAGTGGTGTTTCACCATTGACTGCAGAACAAACCACAGCCAAACGCAAAGAACTCTTAGACACAACACAACAATATACAAACCTAAACAGCCCATCTGCACTATCAAGTTGGCAAAACAAAAGCGGTGTCACTGTGGATCCTTATGTTGGTGTTGGGCCTAAGACACAAAGTCAGGAATTGGCATCAACAACCACCGAAGACTTTTAGTCATAAGTAACTAAAAGGACACTAATATGGCATACGGAACAAGCTCTAG